GGCTTCTGTGGTGTCGTGGCTAAAAAGTTTGGGTCACTCTGCGTGATTTCGATTTGGTTTTGGATTTTGCCTGCTGTTTTGGCTGTTGAGTAGCGTTGGCCTTTTCTGGAGTTGCAACTGCGACACATGACCTGGCAGTTTTCCAGGGTGTTGGCGTCTATGGGGTTTGGGAAGCGGTCTGTTTCGATGATGTGGTCGATTGTGTCTGCTTCGTTGCCACAGATTGTGCAGTGGTTGTCGTGTTCTAGTAGTTGTTTGCGTATGGCTTTGAAGGTGGAGTGGTTGCGGGCTTTGCTGTTGTGTGTGGTCATGGTTGTTTCCTTTGTGGTTGTGTTCTAGCGCCCTTGCTTCGCTGCGGTTGCTTTCTTGTGTGTGAGCAGGTCTGGGGTTTGTGTTCCCCACAGTTCTGACCAAGTAGGTCATGGTTGCCTGACACCTTTGGGAAGCGGACACCATTCGGATTTGTGACGTTTCGACGCTGCACAGTGGCTTATCCCCACTGCCATTCAGGTAAGTCATCACAAGTATTGGGGCGCACTGCTCTACCCACGTTCCCGTGTGAACACCAACACAGTGCAATCCCGTATGTGGCCTTGGTCGTATTCAGTTGTGTCATTTGTTTAGTCTTTGCGTACACCTTGGAGGATGGCAACACCGATGGATATTAGCAGGGCGTACCATGCCAGGATCAGCATTGGGAGAGCCTTTGGGCTATGAAGGTAAGGTCTGATGGTCTCCAAAGGTAGCACTCAGCGTGAGGGTGCAGGATGCGCATCCAAGTGTGTTGGGCATCGCTGGCCCTGCCTTTCTCGGTTTTCAACTCGGCAAACAGCAATCCTTTTTGTTCATGGCACATCACAAGGTCAGGGAATCCTGCAGCGCCTGTGGTGATGTAACGCCCTGTGCGTGTCATTGATGGCTGTGAATGATGCACTGACCAGCCGTATTGAAACGCCAACGCTTTGACCTGAGCAAGGAATGACGCCTCACTGATGGGAATCATTTGCCACGGCCCAGCAAGTAGCCACACCAGAACACTGCAACAACCAATACAAGTTGTGTGAACAGGTCAGCCATCAGAATGGTTCCTCTGGTGTGTCGTACTGTTGCGCTGGGGACTCTCCTGCTTTGAGGCTGTCAATGTAAGCGCTGGCTTCACGTTTCGACCAGCCCTGTATTCCTGATGGGACAGTACGCCCCATGGATTTGCAGACGGCGCGGATCATGTTGAGTTGTTTATCGGATGCAAGGTTGCTGTTCTCAGTGATTTGAGTGTCGCCCTGCATCCTAACGACTTTGCCCATTTCCTCACGGCTTGGGCGCTTGTTGAAGTCAGAGCCTGACAGTCCAGCATTTGCTAGTGCACGACCAACAGCACCTGTTTCACAGTTCTCTAAGTGGCTTGTTTTGTTCACGTTGCCTTGCCCGCGTACTTCCTCAGCCCAGCCAGTGGCAATGATTTCACCCTCTAGCCACAGTTCGCATTTGAACACAGCCACATCGCTCAGGTAATGCACCAGGTCAGTGATAACGCGAGCATCAGGGTGTGCTTTTAGGAACCGATCTAGCCTGCTGGCGACGGGCTCATAATCTGACAGATCAAAACCCACGGGCGTGTTCTTTCTCTAAGCGGTCTAATTCAGCGTTGCAGTATTCAAGGGCTTTTTTTAGCACTTCTATTTCCTGCTCGCGGGCATAAAGCAAATCAGCAACATCGTCATTGTGAGTGTATTCACTCATGGCTTTGCTTCACAGTGCTGATGTAAGTGACGCCTTTTGACGGGCCTGACGTGTTCAGCGATGGGTGCCAGGCGTTGCGGTTTTGTTCAGCAATCGTTGGCAATGAGTGCAGCAAGCCGACAACTTCAAGCACCAAACTTGATTCTTTGAATCTTAGTTCTATTGCCAGAGTGTTGCTTAGGTTCATTAGTTTGGCGATTAGTTCACCTGTGGATGTTTCCATTTGTTTTCCTTTGTTATTTTCCTGAGGTTGCCCGCCAGTGACCAAGGCCACCATTGCGGTATAGGTACTGTGCCACCTTGACATTACACCTAGCATTCAGCAATGCCTTTTGCACATCTTGTTTCTTACACACAGTCTGTGTCACAGTGAACCAACTTCCCTGTATTTGAAGCAAACCGATATCTCTGCGACCATTTGACCTAATTGCTGAAAGGCTTTTTTCATTGCAACGGCTTTCGCGATATGCAATTTTGCTCATCACAGGAACAACCTTTGCTGGAAAGTATTCCCGAAGCAGTGGTTCCCATTTAGGGCATGAATTAGTGGCTGCACTTGCGTGGGCTGGGGTGGATAGGGCCAGAATGAGGGCTAATGCCATGATGCGTTTCAGGTCTTTTCTACTTCTGTAGGCGGTGACCAACTGAGGTAGGGAGCCAGCCTGGTGGCGACTGTAACTCTCAGATGTTCCCCTGTTTCCAAATCCGTAAAGATTTGAACCAGTGTCAATTTATCTCTAGAGACTAATGGCAAATATCCCCACGTTGGGATCATTTGTCTTTCCTTAGGTCGTTCATCATTTTCATGTATAGCCAGCAGAAGCACCATCCCATGATGAAACTGATAACGAATTGGGTATCGCTCATGCCCAGCCCCTAACAACGTCAAGTCCAGCCTGTGTGATGGCGCACACAATGCCCTGAGAGCCTGTTGAGAGCGTTCTACGGATGCCAAGGTCGTGGATTAGACCCGCAGTGCGCAAATCGCTGCAGCGCTTCCAATAGCCTTTGATTTCGTGGCCTTGGGCTGATGCTCGAAGGGCTGCTTCCTCATCTGTGAGGCCGAGTACAGCATCGTTGTAGATAGCCAGGAGAATGGCGCGATGGCTGCCAACTCTCATGGGGCTAATCTGGCGCGATGTTTCAGGGTCTGAACTCCTGAACAACGGTAAGTCAAAAATAATCTTTTGCATGTGTTTCCTTTGGTTGGGTCATTTGAGTGACGTTGGTTACTTTACACAAATGGCGATGTCAGTGGTGGATATCCCAATGGAAACAAAGATACCCACCACCTAGCCCCAGCATCGCTCAAACAATGGCTGGGAGTTTTTTACGGGAATACGGGTGGTTTGTCTCCACAGACGTACTGCCAGTGCCATGCTTCAAACTCTGGCGATTTGGGGTCTGAGCCTTGAAGGTAAAAACCATATTTGGGGGCGTTGGCACAGAGCCAGTCAAAACATTTGCCACCCATAGAGACCAGTGCGCCATCTTTGTCGTAGCCCACATCAATAGCCAAGCCAAAACCATGATTTGATGTGCCAGGCACTCCGCTTGGAGATTTGCCTGGTTTTAGGTACCAAGTTTTGTTTTCGTATTTGCGAGTTACTTGTGGTGTACGGCCTAAATCTTTCAGGCTGTAACGATCATTGAACATGGCTAGTTGCCTATCAAATGGGCGGTAATCACCGACGTTGCGAAGTTTGTAACCAGCAGTCAAGCAATCGGCATAAAGTTTGTTGAATGCCAATGCTGCACCTGTCCACATTTCGCCACCTGTTTTGACCTTCTTTAGCATTGCTGGCGTCAGGTTGCCGTTGCCAACTTTGGCAACTTCGGCAGGCAGAACCATTTTTTTGTATGGATAAACCTTCGTCATAGCGGTGGGTCTTTCGGTTTGTCTTTGAGGCCGTTACCAGCAAGCAAACCAATGAGGCCACCTGCAAGAGTCATGAGCATTGGCGAAAGAATTGCCCAGGCTTCAGAGTCATTCGGTGCTTGCTCAGTTGGTTGTACTACAAAGAGAAGTCCGTAGAGCAGTGCAACGATTGAGAATAGGAACGCGCTTGAAAGGCACACGCCGACAACAAGAATGAGTCGCGCCTTGATTTGTTCGTTGCTAAGTCTTTTTTCTAGTTTCATCCGCATTTGCTTTCCGTAAATGATATTTCAGTTGTGTCAATTGTTTGGCAATTGTGACGTACTCGATCACCGCAAGCGGTCAATGATGTCAAAAAGACCAATAGAACTAGGGTTTTTTGCATTACGCGGCTTCGTAAACAATAGACCATTGAAAAGCGTCATTTACACTAGGAACTACAGGAGTTGTTGCGTTGATTGCGTTTCGTTGAAGATAAGCCGCGCCTGAGTTGTAAACAACTGCTCGCATTGTACTGGCAGCAATTGCCCACAATCCGCATTCATAATATGCTGTGGGCGACGATTTGACATATTGAGCAGTTGCAGCAATTATTGCGGTTGTGCCATAAAAAGCATTTGGGGCGACAGGGAAGTTGAAGTCAAGATTCGCTCCAGATGTAGAAGTTGAGCCCAAAGTAAAAGTTCCACGGTAAAAAACAAATTTTCCAATTTGAGAATATGATGCGGTGACTGTTCCATTACCAAGACCAAAACCACTAACGGTGGGCGTAAAAGGTATTGCAGCCCCTGCTTGTGTCGGCTCAAAATAACTTACTCCAGCACTCAAAAAATAAAGAATGCCTGATTGAAATTGAGACAATGTAAGACTGCTTGCACTTTGCACCGTCGCGGTTCCTGCTGTAATAGTGACAACACTTGCCGACAAATTTCTAATTTGTAATTTGTCACCTGCCGAAAATAAAGATGTATTGACTGTGACGGTACTAGCCCCACTGACGTTCATGTTTATTGTGGTTCCAACATCGGCTGCTACGAGCGTATAACTTGCAGTTTTTGTACTAACTGTTTGGTTGTAGTCGTTCTGTTGAAGCGCAAGTTGTTGCGCAGCAGTCAATATTTGTCCCGCTACAAAATTTTGTAATGCCATGTTGTGTCTCCTTTAGAAACTTAGAAGGTTAGATGTGGAAAGAGTACCAAAAATGGCATCATTCAGGGTGAAATAAGCGTTTGAATCGGTTGATTCAAAAGTGTAAGAAACAACGTGATTGCCAGGTGTGATTGTATGGTTCACGCCTGAAACAATCAAGGTTTGACTATCGCTCGAAGGTGTTCCTGTCACAAAGTTTTTCACCACCGTGCAGATGCTGGTCAAGTCAAGGCTAAGTGCAATGTTTTGCTGGGCCGTTGTCATGGCTGAAAGTTGTGTTTGCAAGCCATTGAATCTAAGAATTGGGTTTTGATATCGGCCCAAAAGGTAGTTGCCTAGTGCTGCTACTTCTGTGGTGGTGCTGTTGAGAAGGTCTAGCAGGCTGTATTGCTGTGCTTGATATTGGGCAATAGATGTGGCGTTGCTTGTTGTTTGGATGGCCCCTGCAGGTGATTGGGTGTTGATGTAGTTGTAAAGCAACTCGTCGCCGTATTGGTTCATGAGCGAATTGAATGGCAGTCCTGTGCCGTCGCCGTTGAAAGTTGCCCCTGAGACAGGGTTCAAAACACTAGACCTGCCCTTGAAGGTAAGGGTGCCGTTAGCAGACACAAAGAGATAGCCCTGCTCTGATGTGTTGATTTGTTGCAGATAGTTGAGGCAGTTTGTGTCTTGGGCAATAGCAAAGGCACCCAATGTGGATGAACCTGTATCAATTGCTCGTGCGCCTGTGTAGTTGATTTCGCTGTAGTTCAGCACGTTGTTGATTCGGGCACCAGTTTTTTCTGCTGATGGTGTTACAACATTGATTTGCTGGTTTGACAAAACAGTAAAGGCATCAGCGCATTGCACTGTGGCGGTGTCATTGAAACCAAGATCATAGTTGATGTCCCAATCTGTGACTAGACCTGTGTAGATAGGGATGCCGTTGGCAAGTACCTGAACTGGCAAACGCGGAACAACACCAGTCTGCTGAGTACTGCCACCAATCCAATACGGTGATGACTGGTTCAACGGGTCAAAAATGCGTGTCTTATTCCAAAGATTGATTTGTGCGCTGCCACAGTTGAACTCATCAAGTTGACGTGAACGCCCACGGGTAATTGAAACAGATTGCACATAGGTTGTGACGTCAGCAAATTGGATTCCACCTAATGTGCCACGGCCTGCAGTATCTAGTACGCCATAAAACGCATCATCAAGTTGGAAGTTTTGCCCAAACCCTAAAGTGGTTTGAAACCCAATAAGAACTTGGAGAACAGGCTGGCTCATACGCTTACAAACACCTGACCAGATAAGCGTTCTGCAGCCTTGATTGCTTCAATGATTTGACGGCCTACAGTGGCAGGGTTGCTGACCAGTCCAGCGTTCACAGTGATCTGATAGTTATTGGCTTTCTTTAGTGCAGCCTCACCTGCTGCAACATTGCCACCAAAAAAGGAACCTGCAGCAACATTGCCAAGAGATTGACCTGCAGAAGCGATTTCTGCCAGTCCTTGATTGAGAGAAGCCAGGCTCAGTGATCCTGTCCCTGCAACCATCTCACCTGTAACTTGTGCGCCAGCAACAGGGCCAAGGTTTAGCAGTTGCGATAAACCATCTTGTGTCAGCCCACGAGTGGCAAGTGTGGTCAAGTTGGTTGCAAATTCTTTGGCTTTGGCAATCTGATCTGCAAACACTTGACCGTAGTTTGATTTGGCGCGGGTGGCTTGTGCCGTGGTGACGTTGTTTTCAGCGTCTGCAACTTTTTGAAGTGCGGTTGCATATTGTTCAGCATCGTCTGTGGGATTCAATTTTGCAAGGTCTGCATAGGCATCTTTGCGGGCTTGCAAAGCATCAGCCACGTCTGATTCTGCATCTGTTTGGGTTTTGAAAGCGTCGGAAAGGGACACAAAACTTTTGATGGAATCACGGGTGGCGTTAGCAAAATCTGTTAGTTGCTGTTTTGCATCTTTGAGGTTTCGTTCTACACCTTTGACGGCTGTTCCTACTCTGTCTCTGAGAGTTTTGGCATGGTCTTTGGCTGCTTTTTCTGCTGCTTTTTGTTTTCTTTCCAGTTCAGCAAGTTCATCTGCAGTAAGCACCAAACTGTTATTGAATTTCTTTGTCAGAAACTCATCCATAAGTCGGAATTGGGCAGAGGTGTGAGTGATTGATTTCCCTGCATCGTCTGCTGCGCCTGCAACTAGGTCAAGCAATTTGGCAACTGTTTTGAGTCCTTTGATGCCCTGGCCTACTGGACTAACTGTTTCAAAAAGAAAACCAAAAGCGCCAGTAAGTTTGTTTGACTTACGCTCAGTTCCTGAAACCTCAGTTGTTATCTTGCCCATTATGGTTGCCAAGTCCTCGGCAACTGGCAAAAGTTTAGAACCAATGTTGGCTGAGAGATCCTCTAGTTGGGCGTTGAGAGTTTTGGTTTTGTTTGCCAAACCTCCAGAGGTGCGTTCGAAATCGCCCTGGGCAATAGAAGTTTGGGAAAGGATTTCAGCCTGTGTTGCAAGAATCTTTTGCTGAGAAGTAAGAGCACCAACCCCTTTGTAAATGCCCAAGGTGCTTGCACGTTGTTTCAAAGTGTTTTCGTTTAGGAGAACGCCATATTTGCGGATGGGTTCAGACTCGCCACGGAGTGCAGCGCCAATGGCTGTGATTGCTTCCTCTGGCGAAGTGTTGCTGAATGAGGCTAAATCGGAAGCAAGAACGGTGAAATCAGTTGAAAACTTGACAAGTTCCCCAGCGCTAAGACCTGCAGCCTTTCCAAAAATGGCAAAACTGGTGGCAGCGTCTAAAGCCTGTTGCTGTGATTGCCCAAAAGCAGATGATGCAGTTTTCGCAAAGGCTTCAACAGATTGCGCTGATGCACCAAAGATTTGTTTGTTTTTGCTTAGGGTTTCCTGCAAGTCGGAAGCAGCAGTAATGCTTGATTTCACGCCTTGAATCAAAAGGCTAGATGCGACCCCTACCCCTACATAACTTTTGGCAAGGGATTTGAGCGACATTTGAGCGCTTTTGACGCCCTTATCGTTATAGGTGGTGACAACTGGAAGTGTTACTGCAGCCATTTTTATCTCGCTTTCACTTCACGGTTTACGCGCAAGATTACATCCTGAACGATGCCATGGATGGTTGCTTCTAAATGTGGCAAATGTTCCTCGCCACCAGGCCACATATAACGCGATGGCCCTGTGCGCCCGCGACGTTCACCAGCAGTGTGGGGTTTGTCCTCGCGCTCTAAGTTTTCGTTGAAGCGGTTGCCTGGCTTGCCAAGGTTGCGGGAACCAGCGTTGTCGTAGATTGCGCCTGCTGGGTTGTTTTGAACGATGCTGAACATTGAGTAAGCCTGTAAGCCCATGCGGGCTTTGCGTTTTGGGCCACCAAGTTTGAATCGGATGCCTCGAAGGATTAGTTGCCTTTCCCAGCGCGTGGCCTCGCCTCTGCTTTTGATCAGAACGCCACGATTGATGCCAGATTCCTTGCCAGAGTTATTGAATGGCGTGAGGTCAGAGTCAATGAACTTCAAATAATCCTTGATGGATTTGACAGTGGGCGCTGCTTCCTTGCGGATTTGGCGGTTCATTTCTTTCACATAAGTAGGTTCAAGTTTTTTTAGAGTCTTTAGAGTTTGCTCTAAACCTTGAATTTTCATCTGCGATTGAATGTTTGCCATTACTTTTGTCTGTCTTGGAGGGCTTGACTGAGGGTGCTGATAAGAGTGATCGGCATCTCTTTGAGGTCTTGCCATGGAATCCCCGAAAGGATTAGTCCAGCAATTACTCCGTGGATGCCGTCTCGCCAAAAGGGATGCGTTCAACCCTGTAAGAAACGCCTTTCACTTCTGAACGGTATTTCTCGATGTTGCTGACGTGTCCATTTTGTTTCATGGAAAGGTAACTGAGGGTCACTAGGTATTCCATGGATAGGTTTTCATCTACTGCTTTGATGATTGAAACGGTGTGCAGTTTCTCAAACTCAATGAGGCTGGCAACCGATAGGGCGATTTCATGTTCGCTCCCATCGACCAGCACGGTGGCGATGTGGAGTTCAAACATTAGGCGATTGGTTCTGTAAGGATTCCGCCGTTGAATGTGATTGCACCGACAGTGGCAAGGTCGCCAACAGCGCCCGTGACAGGTCGGTACTCAGACATCAGTGCGCCAGTCAGAGTGAAGTTTGGATTTGTTGCGCCGACAACTGCCGAAGTAGGTCTTACAACAACAGTGGTTTGAACACCAACAAGTGCAGTCAAAGTTGCGTTGACTTTTGTTGCTGCAAAGTCTTGGTTGAACGAAATTGTCACTGTGTTGTTCTGGATTCCGCCCACGAACTGATGCCCGTTGGTTGAAGTGCTCGACATGGTCGTGCTTTCAACACTGTCCACAGCCTTGACGACTTCGACATTTGTGACGTAGGTAGTCAAATCAACTGCGTTGACAAGAACTGTGATGTCTTTGTTTACATAAATAGCCATGACTATTCAGCCTCTGCTTTCTTGGTTTGTTTGGTTGGTTCGATATGGCCCCCATTGATGAGAGCCTCAATCGATGAACCTTGCAGTTCATCATCGGTGATTGTGTCGCCAAGCGATTTGCCTGAGACGATTTCTGAAATGACTTTATAAGTTGCCATGTGTTTCCTTATGGGTATGCCACCCACGGCACCGTGACGGTGTACGCGGGTAGTTCTTGATTGCCTACGGTATAAACCGTGGGGGTGGCGTCTGTTGCTGACGTTGCATCGATAACGATGTCCATCGTGTCCAGAAGCGCGATCAGTGCGTCAAGGTTGCCAGGTGGTGGCATTAGCACATTGACAGGAAAAGACAGCGATAACTGGTTTGTCGTGGAACGAGTTACTTGTGGCGGATCAATAATGACGGAAAGAGGCCGAGCGTTGCGGGAGTCAGAGACAACCACGATGCCAGCAGTTTCGAGCGTTGAGACCAGCCTTAGGCGGGCATCGTTTGTACGGCCCATTATGCGACCTGTGCTCGGTTACAGCCCCAGAGCCTGAGAATGTCACCCATAGCGACAGGGTTGTTTCCTGACGCTAGTGATTCATAAGACTGGAATGAATCCCCGCCTGATGAACCACGGGCACGGTACAACTGTGCAGCCATCATTGTGGTGCCGAGTTTGACGTCAGCACTCGGTGCCGTCGCGAGCACATCGGAAAAATATCCCGCAGCGCGCCTGCGACGGAACGCGAGCGCGTTGGCTGCATCCGTGCATACAGTAACGAAGGCTGTGTCATTGGCGCTGGCTGGCGATACGCCCAAGAATGACAGCACCGAGGCATTGTCAGTCCAAGTGCAAACGCTGGTGTAGGTAATTGTTGCAGTGTTTGCAGCAGTGTCCCTAGGCACGTCACTGCCAGCATCAAAGTAAATGACTTGGTTCTCACGGAAAACATTCCAGTCGAACTCTAAGTCACCCTCTGGGCCGACACCTATGAACTCGTAAGGCTCGGTGGATACAACTGTAAAGTTGCCATCCATACCGTCGCCCACATTCGCAACTGTTATCGCTTGCCCCATGAGAATCTCATTTGGCAGAAAGGTCTGCAAAACAACAACACCTTGTAGGCGTTCGCGAAATGCAATCGATAAAACAGTCACGGCAGTGGGTTCCTTAGTTCGTCGTTATCAGACGAATGCAGCCTTGATGCTCTTGCTTGCGTCAATAACTTTTGCAGCAAAGTAGCCACGGAAAGCAATCTGGCGAGACAACTGTGAAGGCTGTTCAACGCTGATAGCACCTTTTTGCTGTTCCCAGCACTCTATGCCTGTTGGATCCATGATGATCATGTCGGTTGCGCCCAGGTTGCGATCTACAACAAGTCGAAGTCCGAAAGCCACAGCAGAATCTGATCCTGGTGTCATCGTGCCGTAAGCGTTCATTGGCCCCACCTGTGGGAACAGTGGGCGGTCTGAACCATCCACAAGTTGTCCAAGGTACTGGAAAATGTTTGGAGACACTGCAAGGGCTGATGGCAAGTTGCCATTTGAGCCTGTAAGGATGTCTGCTGCTGCTTGGTACATCCAGCGAACCCATTCTGCTGGGTCTGTGATTGATGCGTTTGCAAAGTTATTGCTGTTGGTTGTGCCAGTTACAAGTTCTGAACACGCAAGCAAATCTGTACGGTCTGCATAAACGCGAGCCATGTCATCTAACAAAGCGCCGAGCACTTCTGGGGAACTCCAGTCCATTGAAGCCTCTGAGAGTTCAACGTATCCACCTTGGATTGTCTTGACGATTTGCACGTCATCTACAACGAAAGCCGAAGCAGTGATGGTTGTGTTCTGCGTTGCTGTTCCGATGCTGTTGTGTGTTGTTACAACTGGGCGGATAAAAATGGCACCAGCCTGAGGCATGGCACGAACGCCTGTTGCATCAATCAGAGGGCGACGGCCTTGGAAGTTGTTATAAACAGGAGCAACGATTGGTGTTGGAATAACACCTGGGATGTCGCCTGTTACAACGTCTGGTGCTGCAGCGCGGATGTTTTCATTCATTTGTGCGAAGTCGTGACCACCACGAACGAATGATGCGATGTATTCAGCAGCCGACGGGAGTTTGAACTCGCGCTTTGGTGCTGCATAAATCAGTTGGGTAGGTACAGCAGCCTCAACTGCTTCTGGGGTTTCTTGTGTTGCCACTTCTGGTTCCTCCTCGGAATCTGTTGGGGTGGGGTCTTGGGTTTCTGGGGCTTCGGCTGCAACTGCAACCTTGGCACCCTCGAAGGCACCATAAGGCAAGAGCGATAACTCTGACCAGGTACCTGCTTTGACGATCATTGTGCTTCCTTCGAAGGAATAATCGGTGGGCTCTACGCCAACTGAGACGGAATCGTAAAACTGGCCTGGGCCAGCCTGCAAAAGCGTCTCGTTAGCAAGATTGGTGTTGTAGAGAGATGCTGAAAACAGCATTCCATCTGGGGTGGACACGCGCTCACTGACCATGCCAAGAGGCTTAGTCATGTCGTGTCCAAGAATGAACTTAGGGCTAGGGCCATCTGTGGGCAATGATCCAGGAAGGAACTTGACGCGCTGGCCTCCTGAGACAACTGCTTCAACATTCCAAGGCACTGCGACACCTTCGACAACGCGACGTGGAGTACCGTCTGGGTCTGCAGCGTTGATGCTAAACAGTTGGGCTTGCAGTTCTATTTTCATGAGTTGCTCATTTCTGCTGTGTCGGGGCTGGATACCGTTGAGGTATCAACAGGTTCTGAGATGTATTCCGATGTGTCCAAACGAACTTCACGCCCACGGGGTAATGCGTAGGCGGAAAGAGTCTCACCAATGCAGTCAATAACAGGTTTGGCTGCAAACTGGTAAAGGTCTTGGCGGGCTTGTTGTGCGTTGCTGTACGTCATGCCCGTAACAGGAGCGCCCACAAGATACTGCGGAATGTTGCAAAGATTCGCAAGTTCAGTCATTTGATGGGTGCGGGCTTCAACAAGTTGCAATTTTGAAGGATCAGA